CCGACGCTGTGCTGTGCCGCTGTTGGCATTTAACCGGAGATTGAAAGATGAAAGAACCCACGGGCTACGTGTTTTATGAGGGCCGATCGCCGATCGACGGCGCGCCCATTGTCGGAGTCGCGATTGTTCACTCGGACAATGGAAAGACTGGCGATATGGTCCAGACCTACATTCTCCGATCCGACGTTCACCCGAGCGAAGCGATCGCGACCGGTGCGGACCGTTCAATTTGCGGAGACTGTCGCCATCGTCGCGACCCGGTAACCGGGAAACGCACCTGCTACGTCACCCACTTCGGCATTGGCAGCGTTTACCGCGCGCTGAAGGCCGGTTTGTACCCTCGGATATCTCCCGCGGTACTGCGACGCGTTATATCGGGCCGCATGGTGCGCCTGGGGGCTTATGGTGACCCCGCAATGATCAAGGCCAGGGTATGGCGTTCGATCCTGGCTCTGGCCGCGGGCCATACCGGATACAGTCACCAATGGCGCGCCGGGTTCGCCCAGGATATCGCCGAATGGTGTATGGCCAGCGTCGACAATCCCGCCGAGTTATTGGACGCCCGCGCGGGCGGGTGGAGAACCTTCCGGATCAGACTGGAAACGGACGCATTGGCGGCGGGCGAATTCGCCTGTCCCGCATCGGACGAGGCCGGCAAACGCTTGCAATGCGTCGACTGTGGCGCCTGCGATGGCGCCGGACAGAACACCAAACGCGCATCGCCCGCAATCATCGTGCACGGGACACAATCCCGGCACTTCACCGGGGTTTGACGATGAACCATATACACAAACTGATGGCCGACAGTGGCAGCGCAAACCTTCGCATCATCGGACTAATCGAACGAATCCACGAATTCCGCGCGCACCTACAAACCAGCAAATTCGGGCCGCAATCCGACGGCACGCGTGGAGACTGGATCAGTACCGCCGACGTTAACCGTTGGCTTCGCTACATTGAAAACGGGACCGACGAATGAAACTCCACCCTACCCACGCCCAGGCCGCTACCCTGGCCGCCAAACTGCAACGCGACGACCCAGACTGGAGTTACCGCGTTGTCCGCGCGCCCTGCGCGCGCATCGCCTACCTGATCGAGGTTCGCGACGAGCACGGCCTGCACCTGGGCTACCTGTAGCCGCTGGCCCCTACGGGGGCCGCTCCCCCCTCGCCCCTTCGGGGGCTTTTTTGTGACTGCCGTTCTGGCCCCTGGCAGGGGCGGCCATCGGGGATGCAGGCGCGTTGCCTTTTCGTTTGTTGGCCATCCGCGAAGCGGACGCGTTGCAAACTAAAAAAGGGGGGCCATCCGCGAAGCGGACGCGTTAGGGGGCGGCAACTATTGCCGGCAAGGGTAGCCGTCGGGGATGCAGGCGCGTTAAGAAGTCAAACATTAGACAAAGTGTTGTTTTTTTACAACAGTCTTAATTTATCCAGTTTTGTCCCGTCCACGGACGGTCTGTAACCCGCGCCAATCCTAGCGCCTCTTGTCCAAGTCCGGCGCATACCTACATATATATATATATATCTATATCCCATATATATACATATACAAGGACTCTTGGACGCTTCCTCTCTTTTCCTTTTGGCCGTCTTTGTTTTTTATTTTTTTATTGGTCTCTACCGGCCTTCGACCCGCCAGACCACGCCACACAAGGGCTTGACTGCGTCCGTACTCTAAGCCATACTTGGAAAATTCGGACGGAACCTGGACAAACGTGGAAAAATCCCCCCTAAAACACGCTGTGCACTGCCCAAAATGCAACCGCATTCTCCCACCACACCTATTCCGCTACCTGATCTCCCGCAATCAGGCGATAGCCCGAGGCTACTCGGGTGAGCATCCGGTGTCGTTCCGCAGCCACTACTGCAAAGACTGTAGACATCCAGCCGAGCGCAAACTGTCAAAGCTGACCATCCCGGAGATAAACAATCTGATCGAGACAGGGGACATCAGCCGAGGGTACGCCCAACGACTGATCGAACAGAAAGTCAAACGCAAGTCCAAGAAGTGCAGCGCCGCGGTGAAGCAGCGGTGGGAGCGCCCACGGTTGGAGGATTGGAACGACGCGGTATCCTTTCTTAGGCGGGAGATGGATCTGACCAAACGCCAGCGACGCTACGCTCAGAAGGTGGACGACCCGAACACGATCGCCTATTGCGACGCGGCCATTGATCTGCTGCACGACGTGCTCGACACCCTAAAAACCCGAAAAACTTTAGGCGAGCGAATCAAACCCGGCGTTGACCCCATCGAGTGGCCAGAACCTGCGCGTGCAAACGCAGCCAAGCTGTGGACTAACATCGTCCCATCCAGCACCAAACCCCCACGCCAGCCAGCATTTCTGTAAAACGCTTGACAACTCTAAAAAGTCAAATCAAACTACAGTCTCAATCAACCAAACATCACGAACCGAGGCAAAGATGATACTAATCACGCAGACTTACGAGACGGTTTATCACACGCCAAGCAAGTACCCGTATGACGAAGAGCCAGAGCACTACAGCAAGGGCGGCATCGACTGGCAAGACACGCCCATCGGGTTCCGTGACTTAGTCACAACCATGCAGTTGCACGGCTTCATTTACCCCTCGGCTTACTTGGCACGCGGCAGCACATTTGAGTGGGTGAGCACTGACCCCCACTACGACTACGAAACAGGAGGAAGCACCACAAAGTCTCTGCACTACGCTCAAAAAAACCACCCACGCAAGGCGAAGTATTGGAAGAAAGCCATGCTTGCAGCCGGCATCATCAAAGTAAAGAAGGATCAGTAACATCATGAACACCCTCAAAGAAGCGCTCCGCAGCGCGTTAGATAACTGGAACGAGCAGACCGCCAAAGCAACACCGCCAGCACAACAAGAGCCTGCGCCCACTCCAGCAACGCCAGACAACCCAGCCAAGACGCCCAAGGCAAAGATCCTGTTTGATTACATCCTGGCCAACCCAGGCAAGAAGATCAACGAGATCGCAGTCGCTCTCCTCGATCAGGGCGTGGGCACATCGACGACAACGACGTACGTCTATCAGTTGATCAAGGCGGGACACATCCACCAGGACAAGGACAAAACGCTCTACTCGCTCCAGCCTGAGTACGCACCAATACGCCTGCTTACTGCCGTAGCCACTCGGGAATCAGCACCTAAACCGCCCAAAATCAAACTCAAGCCCGGACCAAAGCCCAAGAAAAAACCAGCGCTCAAACCCGGACCGAAGCCAAAACCCAAAACAACTTACCCAATCGACTTCACGCTTACCCCTGTACCCCCTACGCTCCCCGAGGCTGTTACCCAACCGCAGGATAAACTGACGCCAGAACAGATTGCAGATGACATCATCGCATCGTTGGGCGCACAGACAGCCGCCATCCTGCGTCGCAAACTCAACGAGATGTTCCAATGAGTGAATCAAAAATGATCTACGCCCACACAGGCGTCACGTTTGGCCCATCGATGGTAGAACCTACGCCCAGCGAGCCAACACAACCCGAGGCAGACCCGGTCAATCACCCCAAGCACTACACATTTGGGTACTTTGAGGTGATCGACGTATTGCAGGATTGGTTCCCTATGAACCCGCTGCTGTGGCAGGTGGGCAAGTATATTGCCCGCGCTGAGCGTAAGGGACGCCCGTTAGAGGATTTGTGCAAGGCTCGCTTTTATCTGAACCGCGAGATCGAGCGCTTGGCGGACAAACAATCCAAAGAAACATAAGCCGGGACTGCATTCTTTCTACGGTGCTCGCACGTGGCTTGTATATCTTGTGCGTCCTGTATGGGGGTAAGGGTTCCCGGCTATGTTGATTGTTGCCCTGCCTCCGCTCCACACCGCGAAGCCCGAGGGGGCGCGGAATATACATTCCCCCCTCACTAATAAAGGTACAGACATGGCAGCCACACCTGAAGCAGCAGTAAAGAAGAAAATCAAAGCGATCCTGGCCGAGTACGACGCCTACTACGCGATGCCTATGGGTACGGGCTATGGCAACTCAGGCGTGCTTGATTTTCTTGTTTGCTGTAACGGACGCTTCATTGGCATCGAGGCCAAGGCCGGGACTAATAAACCTACGGCGCTGCAAGAGCACCACATCCAGAAAATTTTTGACGCGGGCGGCTACGCCCTGGTCGTGAATGAAGACAACCTACACGTACTAACGGAGCTATTGGAATGGACGACGAAGAAAGCTTGAAACTAACCAAAGCGAAGCAGCTAAAGCTGCTGCTCGATGCGATCGCCACATGCAACGAGCCAAATTCAAAGGGACACGCGATGTTCTTTTACACGCACGATGACGCCGCGCACATGACGATCTTGTCGTTTAACGCTGGCCCTGACGATATATACAGCATGGTGCAGCACGCCAACGGTTTAGTAGCGCACGCAATCGAGAAAGCTATGGAAGATGCGCCGCCACGGGAGAAATACAATTGAGCAAAGCCCCGCCATACAAGAACATAGTCACGATTGATTTCGAGACGCGCTGGTCTAAAGCAGACTACACGCTGTCCAAGATGACAACCGAGGAGTATATTCGCGACCCCCGCTTCAAAGCTTTTGGTGCTTGCCTACATGAGTTCGGATCTGAATTACCTCCACGCTGGCACAACGGCGACGACTTGCACGACGCTCTCACACAATTTGACTGGAACGAAACTGCAATCCTCGCGCACAACGCCCAGTTCGACGTATCAATCCTTGAGTGGAAGTACGACTGTCACCCGTGTTTTGTCCTTGACACGCTCAGCATGGCGCGTGCCTTACGCGGAATCGAAGCAGGAAACTCGCTCGCAACGCTAGCCCAAGAGTTCAACCTGCCGCCCAAGGGCAACGCGGTACACAACACAGACGGGCTGGAAGAGCTTACGCCTGAGATCGAGGCGGAGTTGGCCGAGTACTGTGCGCACGACGTAATGCTGTGCGAGGAGATCTTCTTTAGGCTTTCGCAAGGTTACCCAAAGAGTGAGCTTCGGCTGATCGACATGACGCTGCGCATGTACACGCAACCGCGCTTGATTCTGGACGGCATCATGCTGACCAAGGCGATCGAGGAAGAGCGTGAGCAACGCGAGTCTCTGCTAACGAACCTGGGTATCACCGACGCTGATCTGGCATCGAACCCGAAGTTTGCGTCTCTCCTTGAAGCTGTTGGCGTACCGGCGCCCAAGAAAATCAGCAAGACCACAGGTGAAGAGACGCTCGCTCTGGCCAAGAATGACGCGCTGTTCCAGGCGATCATGAACGGCGACAACGCCGAGGCTGTGCTGCTATGCGAGGCTAGGCTGAAGGTTAAGTCTACTACCGAGCGCACGCGTGCGCAGCGCTTCCTGGACATCAGTAAACGTGGTGCTCTGCCTGTACCGCTGAGCTATTACGGCGCCACTACGGGGCGCTGGACGGCGAGCAAGGGCAGTGCGATCAACATGCAGAACCTAAAGCGCGGATCGTTCCTGCGCAAGGCTATCTTGGCTCCGCGTGGTCAGACAATAGTAGTCGGAGACTTATCCCAGATCGAGCCGCGGGTACTCGCTTGGCTCGCAGATTATGAAGACATGCTCGACATTTTCCGTTCAGGCGCGGACCCGTACGCGGCGTTCGGTGCTCAGATGTTCAACATCCCGGGCATGACGAAAGAGAGCCATCCTGAGTTGCGTCAGTCCGCGAAGTCGGCGCTGCTCGGATGCGGGTACGGACTGGGGTGGGCATCGTTCGCGTCTCAGCTAATGGTGGGGTTCCTTGGGGCGCCGCCGATCCGGTACGACAAAGCGTTTGCTCAGAAGTTAGGGGTGAACCGGTCGTATGTGGAGCGCTTCCTGTCGCGCAAAGAAAACGAAGAGCGCCTGCTGGAGATCCCACACATCTGTTCCGACGATGAACTGGCTATCCACGCAGTGGCAGCCAAGAAGATCATCGATACGTACCGCGCCACTGCCTACCCTGTCGTTGGCCTATGGGCGTTGTGCACGAAGCTGATGGTGGACTGTCTGGTTGAAGGAAAAGAGTATCAGTACAAGTGCCTGACGTTTCGCAAGGGTGAGATCGAGTTGCCCAACAAGATGAAGATCCGCTATCCCGACTTGCGCCAAGACGAAGAAAAGAACTGGGTGTACGGCAAGGATGCAACGAAGCTTTACGCCGGCAAGATCACCAACAACATCACGCAGGCGCTGGCCAGGATCGTGATGACAGACGGCATGCTGCGCGTCTCTAAGCGCTACCCAGTGGTAGGTACTGTGCACGATGAATTGATCGCACTGGCGCCCGAGGATGAAGCCCAGGAAGCACTCGACTGGGTCCTAGAACAGATGACAATGGAGCCAAGCTACATGCCGGGGATCCCCTTGGCGGCTGATGGCGGTACGAACTTACGTTACGGGGATGCCAAGCAATGATTGAGAAGAAAGTTACGTGGAGCCACTCCAGCCTGAAAGATTTCGAGGGCTGCGCACGCCGCTACCATGAGGTCAAGGTACTCAAGAACTACCCGTTCACAGACACGCAAGCCACGATCTACGGTAAAGAATTGCACACCGCGGCGGAGCATTACGTCGCTCATGGCACACCACTGCCGGCGCAGTTTGAGTTCGTGCAGCCCGTGCTCGATGCGCTGATGACCAAGCCTGGAAGGAAGCTCACCGAGTATCAGATGGCGGTGACTAGCGACCTGAAACCCTGCGCATGGGCTGCGGACAATATGTGGGCACGCGGTATCGCTGACCTGCTGATCGTGGACGAT